GAAAAATTTATTTAGGAGAATGTTCCCCCGTCAATTGTGCTTGACCAAGTTACTGTGCTATTTGCTCCAACTTGTAATATCTGACCAACACTATTTGTAGAATCATATGTTCCAATTGCTAGTCTTTGATATCCTGTGTTTGCTCCATTTGTGTTACCAAATATTAAGTCACCAGTTGCAGTTTGGGTAATTCCTTTTAATCTAAGATTATCGCCAGATACTTCAATTGTCTGATCATCTACATTAACATCTAATGTATTACCAGATTTTGATAAAGCATCTCCTGCTGTAATTGATCCTGCACCTGAGAACTGAGCAAAAGCTAAGTTAGTTGTTCCAACAGTAATAGAGCCATCTGTAGTTAGTACAAATCCATTATCACCGTTTGTAGTACCTTCTTCAATAAATACAAAAGCACCACTTGTAACTTCAGCATCTGCATCAAAATCAGTTGCTCGTGTCATTGAATTTCCGCTACCTGCATATGTATAAATACCATTTGCAGAAGCTGTTGATTGATCTTTTACAAGAACTCTGTCACCAGAAGTTAGAGTAACACCATCAATTGCTGCTGGAGCGCTAGAAAGATCAATGTTTGATCCTGTTGTAGCAACTCTTGCGGAATCTTTTACGTCTAATCCTACTTTAACTGCATCAACATATTCTTTTGTTACAAGAGAAGTTGCTCCAAAGCCTGCTCTATCTTTATAACCACTCGGTACGACAACTGTGCCTGTACCATTTGGACTTAATGTTAAATTACCATTTGAGTTTGTAGTAGAAATTGTATTTCCATCTATTCTTACATTATCAACATCTAGTTGAGTAATGCCAGATATTCCACCACTTGTAATTGTTGCTGTGCCGTCTGTTAAAGTTGTACCTTCAATAGTTGTACCAGTAATAGCTCCTGCAGAACTACCTCCAATAGTAACACCATCAATTGTACCGCCATTAATATCTACAGTTGTAACAGAACCTAAGTCTGATACTGTAGCAGAGTTAAAGTTAATTGTTCCTGTTGAAGTAATGTTAAAGGCAGCATCGTTGGCACCAATATCAGCACCATCAATTGATCCACCATTAATATCAAAAGCAGAACCTTCTATTTCTACTGAACCAGCTTCTAATTTTTTACCTAGTGTAATTTTCTCTGCTGAGTTTGTAGTATCAAAAGTTAAATAAGCATTGGCACCTTCTGTGATTACAAAAGATGTTCCAGAGTTATCAATAATACTCAATTCTGTAGCTTGTGAAGTTAAGTCTATAGTTCCGCCAGTTAGATCTAAGTCTAAATTGGCTGCTGCTACAATGTCTACATCTCCTGATGAAGATGTTATTGAGTTTGCTCCTATTGTTAAGTTAGCAGTCTTTAATTGATCTATTTTACTATCAGAGTCAACTATAATTGCAGAACTTGCGGTTAGTGTACCTGCTGTGTGATCTAATAGATTGACATAAGTGGCTCCACCTATAATCGCATTAGTAGAACCTGTAGCAGGACCGATGAATAGCTTATCCGAATTAAACGAATAGGCTAACTCACCTGCACCAAGAGCGCTGGAAGGAGCGGCGGCCGTGGTACTTCTTTTAATTTTTATTGTTTGTGCCATAATTTCTTCCTATTTGACTCCTAGAATTGTCCTCCATCTAGGTTGTCCATTGTATCCGTTGCTGCTGCAAGGGGTACGAATTCAAAAACATTAGTGGAGGTTTCTCTATATACTTTAAGCTGATCATCATCAGTGTCGTACCAAAGATCTCCTTCCTCTAAATTACTTCCTGAAGGAGCGCTTGCTCCTCTAAAAAACTGGTCTGCTAATATATTTATAGCATTTTGTAGACTTCCTGAAGGAACTGTATTATGTGCTTCTACTGTTATATCTGAAGCTAGTCCTCCAATTGTTACTAAGTCTAGGGTTGTTGATACTGTTATTGGGTTGTCTGATTGCTCCAGTACCACATTGTTGTTGATTTCTTCAACTGTTATTGTTATTGCCATTATCTTGTAACTTCAGGTGTAACTGTTATGTTTCCCTGCATAAGTCGAGTTACAGTGCCTGCACTTGATTCAATTTCTAAATCATATACATAAATTCCTGGAGTAATACTAGCTGTTGTTGTAGCACTAGCAGTAGTGGTTAACTGTCCAGAAGAGGCGTCAGAGACTGTGACTGTAAAAGAAAGAATAATGGTGTCTGAGTCGTGGGTTGAACGCATTTGCATCCGTCCTGAATACCCAGTTAAATCAAGTGCTGAATTATTTTCTTGCACAGTTAAACGGCGACTGAATGTCGATCCTTGTTCCAATGTAAAATTGTAAGTCCCAGCTGCCATTTATTTATACCTCCAATCTGTTAATTATACCAAAAAATAAGACCTGATGTCAAGTATTATTTTTGGAATGTGAAATGATTAAACCTTATGTTTTAGGATATTTATCTTTTACTGCTTTTATAGACAAATACCATTCTCCAGTTTTTGCTGTTTCACCAAATTTACCAGCATCAATATCTCTCCATAATGCATCAAGCTGGTCACCAATATATGGAAAGTAGTCTAATCTTTTTGTTCCATGCGTCTGCGCATCATATTCCAAATTTATATTCATAGTGTTCTCCTTTTTACATAAATTTTGTAAACTAATTCAAAATACTTATCTTTTGTAAATACAACTCTCCATTCTCCTGCTGTTGTTGCAGTTAGAGTTAAAGTTCCACTAGAATCCATAGTACTAGTGATAACTTGGTTTATAGCTATATTTGTTCCTTCTGGTACATTTGAAAAAGTAAATTGTTCATCTATTTCTTTTGTCATAGAGTCGAGTGTTATGTCGAACTCTGATTTTAGAACTACTCCATCTTCTGTATCATTTACATAGTAATGAGATGTAGGTGTGTCCTCTACGTCTACTACTAAAGTGGATAGTCCTGTTCCTTCTTGTGCTGAAATGGTTGCGGCATCCGCCTGTCCATTTAATACCATTTCAATCTCTTTGTCAGAATTATAAAAAACTGTATACTGACTCATAAAAATACTCCTTTGTCTGCTCCATCTGTTATTACATATGCGTAATAAATATTTACGCCATTAAATTTATTTTGATTTGCACCAAACCCGTTATCATATGCTCCACACTCCATACTTGCAAGGTACAAATAACTTGTATCAACTTCTCCTTTTAAACCCATTCCAAGTTTACTTTGAACATAATAAAAACCTCCTCCAAAAATACCAAACTGAAAAACTGCATATTCTGAAGAAACATGCCCCATATTATATGTACGTTTTGCTTTTGAGCTTGATAAGTCACCACCATAACTCCATCTTACAAATACAAGAGGAGCATAGCTCAACCCATGAGATACTCTTACAACATGCGAAGCAGAAGAAGATGCAGTATATATAGTTTTAGCACTATCATATGTTAAATCTCCAGTTGTACGAGGAGATAAAATTCCCTGTCCATATCCCACTACTTTCGGGCTTTCTATAGAGTTTGAATCAAAAGCCATTCCTCCTGTAGTGCTAGTACTTGTTACATCTACTCCAGGTTTTGAAACAAATAGTCCAAAATTATTTCCTCTTTTTCCAAGAAGTAATCTTTTTGCCATTAAAATATGTCTCCAATTGCTGCAAATTTATAGTCTGAAATAACATTTGAATTTGTTATTCCTGAGTTTGAAAAAGTACTTGGTTTTGTTACTGTAGTACTTGTTGCCCCTCCTGTTGAAGTTGCAAGAGGCACATAGCCTGTACCTTCTGTTTGAAATATAATTAATTTACTGTAATCATTATCTGGAACTGAAATCGTAGGAGTTCCCGTTACTCCTACATTTTGTACTGTTGCTGTATCAGCAGTTGTATTTGCACTTGTATTTCCAATAGGTGTAAATTGTAAATATTCGTCAATACTTGAACTTGTTGAAAACATTAATTTATCTTCGTGCAAACTTGTATCGCTTACATCATATCCTGCCTTAGATACAAATAATCCAAATTGACTTCCTCTTTTTCCTAATAAAACTCTTTTTGCCATTTTAAAATCCCATATATGTAGAAGTCATATAACCATACCCACAAGGTATACGAAATACTCCTACTTTTACATTTGTTGGAGGATTGCCTCCCATTCTTGTTCTATCTACTTCATAATACCAGCTTCCACTTGTATCTCCATAAATGAATCTGCTATTTAATGATTGTCCATTATATAGTCGATACTCAAGTCTTTTTCCATATCCGCCTACTGTGTTCGAAGAATATTGCTGATTTACAGTATTCGCAGGAGCAAAATATCTCATATTAGTTCCATGATCAGTTGCATTTCCTGTAAAAGTCACAGGAAATCCTGCATGTCGAGTACTATTAATAGGAGCTGGATTTAATAAATTTGTATCTGCTCCTGAATTAAAAGCAAACATATCTAATCTTTCTTGAACTCTTGAAGTAGTACTTGTTCCTGTAATTATAACATCATCACTTGTAGGTTGCGTTCCTTGCGCATCTGGAACTCTATTTGCAGTATTGGTAGGGTCGTAATATGATTGAACGCTGGTATCATACTCTATTCCCATTCCATCTTGTAAGTATAAAAATAAAGGATGATATTCTGTACCTGAAACATTTTCAGTATCTGCTGTGCCGCCGCTTGCAGGTATAAAATTATTAAACCCTGCAGCTGCAGTTGCACTACTAAACTTTCGAAAATATCTGCCAAGTCCTGAATTTGTTGTGCTATCAAAAAGTAGATCTTTTCCTGATGCAGTTGTTACATCTACTCCTTTTCGTGATATTCGAAGTCCGTAAACTCCTGTTGATATTTTTCCTAATATAACTCTTTTTGCCATTATGTATTATCCGCTATTATTATGTTTGCATTTGCAGCACTTAGTTCAATGTAGTTTGTAGTTGCACTTGATGCTGCTCCAATAAAGATATTTCCTGCTGTTACCGAAGTAACTGCACTAAAAGCCCCTGTTAATTGTCCGGCAGGATTTGCATTTGTAACGCTTCCGAGTCCTACATCTGATTTAGTTGTCCCTGCTCTTATCGTTGCAGTAGAATCATTATCTACGTTTGATAATCCTACATCCGCTTTGGTTGTCCCTGCTCGTATATCTGCAATACTTGCTGTTGCTGCATCTCCTAAATTTGAAGTTAAAGTTAAACCTGCGGCACTTAAATCAGCTACGTAAGCGGCTGTGCTTGTTCTACCTGTTCCACCTCTATTTGTTGGTAAAGTACCAGTAGTATCTCCAACACTACCTGTTGTTGCTACTGTAGCAAACCCAGAAAAGTCACTTGTTAATCGTAAACCTGCGGCACTTAAATCAGCTACATAACTTGCTGTGCTTGTTTTACCTGTTCCACCTCTATTTACTGGTAAAGTACCAGTAGTATCTCCAACACTACCTGTTGTTGCTACTGTAGAAAAACCAGAAAAGTCACTTGTTAATCGTAAACCTGCTGCACTTAAATCTGCTACATAACTTGCTGTGCTTGTCCTTCCTGTTCCACCTCTATTTGTTGGTAAAGTACCAGTAGTATCTCCAACACTACCTGTTGTTGCTACTGTAGCAAACCCAGAAAAGTCACTTGTTAATCTTAGCCCTTGTGCACTTAAGTTTGCAGTCGTGATTGCCCCAGTTAAGTTTGCAACAGACTGTACTGGAGCTCCTGCTGAAGTTATAAAGTTTGCATCATTATCTAAACTTGTAATACTTAAAGAACCTGTTCCACTTAATTTAATTTTATCTGCAGTAATTGTTCCTGTATCAATATTTCCACCATCAATAGTAGTAATAGCAGTTCCCCCAACTTCTGAGAAAGTTCCATTACTAAATGTAACTACTCCATCAAAATTTGTAAATTGAACAACATTACTATAAGTTACAGATATTGTACTTGAATTTGCTGAAGCCTCTGTTCCAAAATAACGAACAGTCCAGTAAGTATTTGTTGAAGTTGCATCTGTAGTATTTGGTGAATTTTTCCAAACATTTGTTGTACCACTATCATTTATGCCTGTTCCTGTAACTACACCCGTTGTAAAAGTATAAGTATTTCCTGAAGGGGCACTCGGTGCAGTAGATCCTGTACTTTCATAGTATAGATATCCTTGAATTGTTCTTAATCCATCATCCCCATCTACTCCAATACTACCCGATTTAAGTATTCCAATTGGTATTTGTCTTGTAAATGTTTCTCCACTTTCAGTAACAGTTACTTTTAATAGTTTTGGTGTAGTACTTACACTTGCTGAACTAGCATCAACAGTAGCACTTGACCCAGATAAACTTGTTGCACCCGTCGTAAAAGTTATATCTGATTGAGAACTACCGTCTGCTTCTACTAATGAAAAAGTAGGAGTTGCTGTTAAATTTAATAAAGTTGCTGTAACAGTAACGTCTTGTGCTGCTCCTGAAGGATCTAGAACCCCATCAGAATCAAAGAAAAAGTTTATTGCTCCATGACTAAGCTGTACATCTGGAGAAAGTATTTTTGAAGTACCTGTTACTCCTCCTGTAGCGCTTGTTGGATGATAAGCAGATGTTAATAGTTTTTTACTCTTTAATTGATTTGTTACTCGTCGTACTCTTACCCAATAAAACTTAGTTCCTGCACCAGCAGTTGTATATGTAAAATTAGTTACATTTCCAAGTTCAACATGTAATAAAGTAGCATTTTCTCTATTATTATCATCTGATACCCAGATTTCAACATCATCACTTTGATCTACGAAGTCTGCTGGGTTAGTCCATGTTAGTATTACACTTCCTGGTCTAGTTGTAGTTGCGGAGAGTCCTGTAGGCGCACTCGGTGCAGATAAAGGCTGAGCTTGAGTTGCTGCTTCTTGTCTTAATTCATTTGCTCTAACAGCAGAAATGACATACATACTATCATCATATTCAGTTGCTTTTACGCTTACTGAACAATCAGGATTAAAGTTTAAATTATTAATTCTAAAAAGTTTACTAGAAAATCCAAAAGGCTCATAATTTAAAGAAATAACTTGTCCAGCTTTTAATAATAATCCTTTTGGACCAAGTTTAAAACTTATTTCTCTACTAAAACGAGTCTGAATTAATTCTTTTTCTGTGCCTATTCTTGCATTATAATAGTTTGTTATACCTGTATAATTAAAATTTCCTGTTTTTACAACTTTTCTGTCAGCTTCCAAGAAACTGCTATTAAAAAAGGATACACTTCGTGAAGACCAATTATTTTGTGGGTCTGTAATACTTGCTTTAATTGTATTTTTTGCATTACGAGCTGAATTATCTGTTAGTGAGATGCTTCCAATTATATCTGTATTATCAATATACTCTGGATTTACATTCCAATCATAAGTTACTGAATTAAATGTATTACTTGCTGTTGGTGCTGTTACCTGAGTTTCTATATCAAGTACGTATTTTCCGCTTTCATATGACAACATTCCATTCATATGAGATAAAAATACGCTCATATTTTCAAAAATTGATTTTGATGTATCTATAATAAAGTTTGTCTGATGTCGAGTTACAAAACATTGTTTGTGATGTTCCCATCCCATATATCTCCAATACTTTACAAAATCTGAATCATATAAAGAATAAGTAGGAGCAATAGCTGCTGGTCCTCCAGAAACATCAATTGTAAGAGTAGCTGCACCTGATCCAGATTCTCTCGTAAGATCAAAGCTAGATATTTTATTAACTACAGAATTTATAGTTACAGAAGAAGGACTAATATAAGTTGCTCCCCCTATTGTTCCACTTGTATGAGTTGGTTTAGTTGATAGATATCCTGCACCTGATTTTTGATATAAATTTCCTTCATCAGTTACAATATATTCATCATCTGCATAAGCTATATGATTACCGTATAGTCTTATAAATTTACCTGATAAATTATCAAAAGTCACACTGTTTGAGGTAAAAGTTTTTACTCTACCAGAGCCTAAATGATTTCCACTACCATCTGTTATTTTATAGTAATCCCCTATTGTTAGATTTGTTTCTCTTGTACCTAAAGTAAGAGTTCCTCGTACTTCACAAAGTTTTGCTGATGATATAAAAGAGGCTAAATCAATATCATTATTTACATCTAGATTTTTACCATATCTAGGATCTTTCATATAATCTAGTAATTGTAAAGCTGTATTTGTAACGGCTCTTTTATCCCCTTGTGTACCAGAAATATCAAATTTTATAATTCCTGCATCATAGTCTGTTTCTGTTAAAGTTTTAAAAGGACTTTCTATTTCTATTCTTTTTTCGCCAGCAACATAACTTGTAATTCTTCTGCTTTCTCCACTATGATTTAATGTAATTGTGGCTCCTGTAAAGTCAGCATTATTATCAAACCCATCAAAAGGTGCACCTGGTCCACCCATGAAGAAATTTCTACTTTTGTATACATCTATATTAAGAACATTTGTAACGCTTCCAATTGCTACATTATTATTTTTAGTAGAATCATAGATTACATTTTTTAAGGTAAGAGTATCTCCATCCCAAGTTCCAACAGCTTGACCATCTTTTAAATTAGTAAGTGCAGTACAATTATTTGTAAAAAAACTATAAAGTGCTTTTCCTGGTTGATTTGCTAGTTCATCTGTGTATCCGGCCTTTAGTAAATTTGCATCACTAGTTGAAAAAGTAAATTGTATTTCATTACTACCGTTTACTCCAACTGCTGTAGGAGATTTGGCATAAACAGCAAAATTTTGATTTGTAATATTCCTGTGATTAAAAGTTCTCATGTGCCAATAGTTTGATGCACCAGCTTGTTTTAATCTTAGATATGTTTTTGCAGGTAGTCCATTAACAGCATCTAAATCTGGAGTTTGATCTAATAAAAATCTATAGTGTGTGCTTCCATCATTTGTTGTCAATAAATATTTATGTAATATTCTGAAACTAGTATCTGAAGCATTTCCTTCTACATTTGTAGTAGACCACGAACTTCCATCTGTACTTCTTTCAACTGTAACAGTATCTCCTTCTTTAAAATTTGCTTCATCATCACTTCCGCCTAGTACATCATCTGGAACATAAGAATTATCAAAGTTATAACATTCTAAAACACGTCCTCTTACAACATATTCTAATTCAGGAATTTCAGTTGAATCTGCAGAAATAACAAAACTATTTACCATATATGCAGTATCTAACAATCTATGATTTGGGCTCCAATAAGGAATACTAGACTCATAGTAATCATTTTGTCGTTTAAATCCTGTTCCTTCTGCTTGAGTTACAAGCATATTAGATGCTAATTGTGAATTTGATCCTTTGAAGAATGTAAAGGACATATTATGTGGATGTGAAATACTTCCATGCTCTCCGTGAGATAAACCAAGTGCATCTGCAGAACTTGCAGTTATACTAGGAACATTGTCCTGAGTTACATTTGCATAAAAATAAGCTGCATTTTTTAATAGATTATTGTATATTACTTTTAGTTCATTTGGATCTGTAGATTCTTCTACGGCTTCTAATAATAGTTGTGATAAAGGAGAACTAGGGTTATAAAAATTTGTTAAATCAGTTGCTGCTGATGTTTCTGCAGTTCCTCCTATAGTATCTCCTCTATCTGCTCTGCCGTAGCACTGTAATTGACTATTATCTTTATCTGCGCCACTAATAGAGTTTCGTACTGCGGCGTCTGCTGCATCAGTACAGATTAAAGGAATTCCATCAATATATAAATTATAAAGTCCATGTATTTCACCTTCGGAAATTGCGTCTGCTACATAAACAATTTTTGAATCATTTGCATCTGTATCTGCAAATATCGGTATACCTGCAAGTCTTTGTACACCATAAACTACAGGTAGAAACTTTCCTTGTAAACCAACAGTAAGATCAACTTCATTATCAATTTCTTTTTGTTCCTCTTTTATTACAGTTTTTTTACCACCAAATAACCCAGCGATTCCACCTCTTTTCTTTGTACTGTATTTTTGTACTGTTTCGTAAGTTTTATAATTTGCAATTGCACTAAGTGTTGTTTCTGAATGTATAAAACCTAAGTCATCTGCATATTCTGGTTTTATTGTTAAATTAGGTTGTGGTTTTCCATTTCCATCTAATGCTCTGTGAGTATCGTCAGTTGTTAGTCTTCCTCCGACTTGAGACCAGTCTCCCCAATGGCTTGTAAGATTCCATTTTACATTACTTCCATTTGGTCCTTCATCAATAGAGCAACCTGCAATAATGCCTTTAAATATAAGAATACTAGAATTTCCTTGTATGTTTCCAGTTTCTGGGTCTATGAAAACTTTATGAATAAATACTTCTCGATTGAGAAAAGCGGGATTTGCAAGTGTTAAAGTTGCTTTATCAGCAAGAACTCCTTTAAGTTCTTCTGATTCTAATGATATTGTTACTGATACACTTGTGTCTGTAGGATAAGTTGTTATGTCGTCTGAATCATCTCCTGTAGTAGTAAATGCCATTGTACGATTATTATTACTAAATCCAGTAATAATATAAATTACAGAAGTTACTCCAGTAGAAAATGTTCCACTGTTTTTTGTTATTTTTACTTTGTCTCCTTCACGAAAACCAAAGTCTATTAAATCTGTAGAATCAGCATCATCATGAAAAGTAGAGTCGACTGTAAAAGCTGCGCTGCCAAAGTCTCCTGTTATAGATACTGAAGTTCCAAGATGATCTCCTGAAAGTGTAAGACCCATGTTTGTTGCTCTTGGTGCAGTTGTTTCTGAATAGGAACCAATAGATTTTACTCTGTTTGCTCTATATACTTGAGAGCCATTAGAAGCTCCATCTTGATCTGTACTACCATCATTAAAACTTATATCACGACTTGCGTCTGTAAAATACGCATAACGATTTGCATTTGTACGAAAGTCTGGACTTTCAGGGTCTTTTGCAAAAGGGCGTTCGAATTTTATAAGATGAGCATACTCAAACTCAGAGTTACTTACTAAAATTTCTTCTATTGAAGAATTTATACTACGTTTAGTCATTAGGGTTGAGCCTCCTCTAAATTGAGTGAAAAAGTATATAAATTATTTGTACCAAGTGAGTACTCTTGTACATCACCTCGTTGTACTACACGAAACATTGGATTTGAATAAGTAAGTGTTGATCCATCTGTTACATCTTTTTCAACTGGTGGTACAACATAAAGTCTACGTTCATCAGTAGTATTTAAAGCAGTATCAGTAGATAACTTATTCGTTGAGTCTGCAACTCTTACAACTTTATATATTTTGAGATGATTTGAATTTGACGAATCTGAGAAATTAAACATGTCACCAGGACGTAATCCACCAGTGACACTGTCCATTCCATCTATTAAAAAATTTGAATCCCCACTAGTTATACTTCCTTGAACTGAAATTGTTCCACTTGTTGTAGTTCTTGGATCAGCATTTTGAGGTAGTACAACAAAAAATGGTTTAAGTCGTCCTCTTTTTTCAAGCAAAAAATTGTAAATTGGTTCAAACTGTTCGCGAGTCATAGGATTATATGTAATACCTATACTCCAGTGATGACCAACTATTGATCTTGTAGTTACACGACCACTGTTTGTTCTTGAAAAAGACACAGGTTGGTTTGCTGTAAATTTTACAGAAGCAAACCCTGGACCCGCAGTATAACTTGATGCGTGTCCTTCTCCTGCTTCACTAATTGTCCAATTTGGATCTGGTAATCGATTTGTAAATGCACTAAAAGCCATTATCCGCCTGTACCTCCATAAACTGTAGGATCAACTGTTTCTAAGAAACCTTCTCCATTGTCGTTTGCTGCTTGTCTGATCATTGCTATGATATTTCCTTGTTGTTCGTTGAGCATATTTTGTACACTTTGTCCGTCTACTGCACTAATATTGAAGTTTACATTTGTAGTTCCACTTCCAAGTGCATAGTTTGGAATTATATCGATTGGTGCTGCGGCAGTTATAACTTCTGGTCCTCTTTCTCCAACTGTTATTCCATCTGCGCCATCAGCATATCCTTTTCTTCCCATAGCTGCAGGAGTAAAGTTATTTGCGTTTGTTCCGACTCCTTGCCCACCTCGTAAGTATGCAAGTTCTCCTCCTGACGCTCTTTGAGAAACATCTATTGAATTGCTTCTACTTCCAATATTCAGTGCTGTACTTGGTGTTGCAGTATCACCACCACCACTTGTTGATTGATACTGAGTTTTTGCAATCATTCCTAATTGAGCTGCACCCATTGCTCCTACTAAAGCTGCTAAAGCAAAGTTATAAGGTGCTGGTACATCATCTAACACTGCTACTATTGCAGAGGCTGTATTAATTATTGTTTGAGCCATTTGAATTTTCTTATTTCTTTCAAATGCTTTTCTAGCCATTGAATCTTTTTTCTTTTCAAGTGCAGCTATTTTTGCAAGGGATTCTTTTGACTTACCGTCTCGTCTCTTTTCTGCTTCAATAGCTTGATCTACTTCAGCAACTTTTGCTTGCCCTGCTGCTTGTGATAAAGCTCCAAATGCGGCAGTTATATTTCCTGCAAGTTCTAATTTTGCTGCCAATTTTTCTGTTTTAGTACTTGCATTTTCAAAAGTTGTAAAGAAAGTATCAAAACTTCCTACAATATTTGCACTAAACTGAGCGATTCCACTTATAAGTATTCCATCTTCTCCAAAGATTGATCGTGATATATTTGCAAGCACCTGCATAGTTTCTGCAACTTGTCCTAATCCTCCTTTGAACTCGTTAAGTCGAGCTGTAGCTGCTGCTATTTTTGCATCTAACTCTGCTTTCTTTTCTTCTGATATTCCTTCTTCTCCTGCCGCAAGTTTTAATTTTGCTATTGAATCTTCCATAAGACTTGTTGTTGTTGTTGAGAGCGCTGTAGCTAACGCCGAGCCTCCTCCTGCTTGTGAAAGTAAATTATCTCCTAAATTTTTAGAGAATGTTTGTGCGGCAATTGTTAAATCAAAATCTAAGTTTCCGATTGTTTTGTCTAATATTTGTTTAGATATTTCTAAGCTTTGTCCGCCAATATCAACACTATTGCCTAATGCCTTTGATAGAGTTTCAAGTCTAAATACTTCAGGTGTGATTATGGAGGCTTCTATCCTTGCTTTTACTTGGTCTGCAAGAGCAATATATTCTGCTGCAACTGCAGGATTTAAGCTTGGTATTTCTGCCATGCCTCTTAGTTTTTTCTCAAGAGCAACATCTCCTCCTGCTTCAGGGCCTTCTATTGATACTTGTCTTCCTCTTAATGTTCCCTGTACTGATGCTTGTCCTAATGTTGAGTTGAGTTTATTACTTTCTTTTATTGATTTTAGCCTAGCATTGATTAAGTCTTGTTCAGTAGCTACTCTTGCTTTTAATAAAGCATATTCAGCTTCTATAACAGCAAATTTGATCTCTGCCTCTAGTTTTGACATTCTTATTCTTTCTTGTGCTATTTCAAATGCTTGAGCAGCTTCTTTTGCGTTTGTTTTTAAATTTTCCCCAAGTCTAAACTTATTAATTTTATTTCTTTTTTCTGCTCCATCTAAAGTGAGATTAGTGAGCTCTTTTGTTAAGTTAAATAATTGTTGTGTGCTTTTTATTTCTTCTAATGTGATTTCCTGTGATAAAGTTGCGGCTCTAATTTGTTCTTCTTTAATTTGTAATATTCTTTCATCTGCGCCTCTTTTTTGTATTAAAGCATCTCTTAGAGTTTCTTCTAATTCGTGTTCTTTAGCTCCTGCCTGAATTTTCAGTTGAGCTTGTCTTAATGTTTCAGAGTTTAAATCTAGTTGTCGTCGTATTGCTCCTTCTTCTACTGCAAGAATATCTATCTGTAATTGACTTGCTGCGAGTTTGACTCTTGCATCTTTTGAAGCTGCAATCGCTCCTTTTTGTATTTGTTTTAGTAGTCCTACTTCTCTTTTTTGATTGAGTTCTATTTCTTGCAAAACTACAAGTTTTTTAACAAGTGTAGGTAATTCTTTTTTAAATGTTTCTGCTGCGTTAAGTCTTACTACTTTTAATTCCTCTTCTCTTAATTTTACTATTCTTTGTGTATTCGCTTTTTCTGCTTTTCCAATAGCTCGAAGACTATCCATTCTAGCTTTGCTTAATTCTTGAGATTTAAGTTTTACTTGGTCTAACTCGGGTCCTAAATTAGATCCTGCAAGTAAAGATACTTGTGGTCCTAGACTTAAAAGAGACTCAGATAGTAATTTGGTGGCATCAACATCTCCTTCTTTTGCTTGTTCTATTAACCCGTTTAATTCTGTGTTTACTCCAGATAATGCGCTGAGTAGTCCATCATATTTACTTTTAACTGCAAATGTTCTTAAAAACTTTCCACCCTCTTTTTCTGCTTCTTTTAGAGCAGTAGCTAATCCCTCTGCAGCTTGTGAAACTCCATTTACTTGTTTTTCTACTTCTACCATTGTCTGTCTAGAAATTTTTGCAAGATCTTCTGCACTGTTTCCAGCTGCTAAAAATTCTTGTGCAAAGTCATTAAAACTTTTTCCAAGTTTCTTTTGAACAATAGCTGCTACTTTGTCAGATTCTCTTGAAAGTGTGTCGATACTAAGTGCAAAAGCATCCACATTTTTTAGTCTATCTTGTATAAAATCTTCATCAGGCTGGCCTGCCGCTACATTTCGAGTTGCAAAAAATTCAGCATCTCTAGCGGCAAATGAATCAGTACCTTTATTACGTGCACCTTCTTTATCTAAAGCTTTTTGTGTTTTTAAAGCTTCATCAAATGCTGATTTTGCAATTCCTCCTAAAACTTTGAATTCTGCTGTCAATAATTTTGTAGAAGAAGTTGATCTTTCAACTATCTTATCATAAGCATCCATTTTGTCTGCTATACCATTAAGTACAGTTGCTAAATCTTTTTGTGCTTTGTTTGCGATTTCTGTTTCTTCTGCAAAGAATCCAAATAATTTAGCTATACCTTTTAATGCTCCTTTTAATATATCAAAAGCAATCAGTATAAGTCCTAAAAAGGGTAAAGCTCCTAATATAGCTGTACCAAATGCTTTGAAACTTAAAGTAGCTGCTTTTACAGAAGCTCGTAATGTAGCCATACTTACTGCAAGAATCTTTGTAGTTATACTAGCACTCTTTGTATACCCTTCAGCTACTACTACTTCTCTCCAGTAATCTGCAACTGCAAGTCGTGTTAAAGTAAACGTAGTTTTTAATTTAGTCAAAGAATCTTTATACCCAAGAGTAGCTCTACTTGCCTCTGCTAACACTTGTGATTCTTTATCATAGAAGTTTTCATCTGCAAGAGCTAGATTAACTTTTCTTGCGGCTGATTGAGAAATCTCAGCACCTGTTAAATCATTTAAAGCTTCTCGTTTTTTGACCATATCTGCAAGCTCTCGTTTTGCTTGCTTTGAAACTTTCAATCCTGAAGCTACTTGAGCTTCTTGAGCTGTAGTTTCTGCATTTATAGCTTTTGTTAAACTACTTTTTGCTGATCCTAGCTCTCTTGAGGTTTGTGTTCCTTTAGACAGTTTATCTGTTAATTCATTATAGGCTTTTGCACTTTCTTTTGTAGGTGTCATAACTTCACGAGCACTTTTTACTTGTTCATCTGCACCTTCTGCAAAGGATTGTGCAGTTAATTTAGCTTGTTCTGCTCCTAGTCTTGATTTCTCTGTTAGATCTCCAATCGCAGGAATAAGTCTGCTTGTTATACCTCCAGACATAGCAAGTATGCCTCCTAAGAATAATGCTGGAGAGGACATGAAGAAATTAATTATAGGAATAAGTGCTCTATTTAAAAGAGTAAGCATATTTTTAGATAAATCTGCAAGAGCTGCTGATAAATTATCATATGCATTTGGTTGAATAGAGTCTGAAATTCCACCAAACTTAGCTTCACCCTCTGTAATAATTGCGTTCATAAAGGCTTGTTGTCTTTCAAATCTTGTTAAACCACTTGCGGCTTTACCAAGTTGAGCAGCATAAGTTTCTACTGCATCATCGAGACGAACCATAATACCCAATTCATCCAAAATTTCAGGTTCTAACTTAATCGCACCTCGTGTTAACCTGTCAAGTGCATCTCCCATGTCTCTACCGAGAGCAAGAGAAGCCCCTTTTGCAACTCGAGTTAATCCTTCCATTTCTGCAACACCAAAACCAGCACTTGTTGAAAGCGCAGCTGTACGCATTGCCTGTTCTAGAGACACTGCATTTCCAGTTACTTCTTTTAATTTTGCGGATACAAGATCAAGAGACTGACCTGATTCATTTCCAAAAGCAGTTAAACCCTCTCCGAGTTTTTCTACTGCGGCTGCATTTCTTAATGCACTGAACGCTGCCGTTGCGGCAAAGACGTTAGCAGCTAATAGAGCGTATGTAGATACTAAAGCACCAGATCCAGAAGAGCCTCCAATGGTCTGGTTTAATTTTGAAAAGTTTTTTGTACTATTAGCAGTTTGAATTATAGCTTGTTGTTGACGGCCATAACCTTTATCTCTCTGCTTCTCAAGATTTTTTTCTGATTTAGTCGTTTTATCAATTTCATTTCGAAGATTTTTTTGCTGCTTATTAACAATATTAAAACCTTTTGCAGTTGCGACTACTTCAAATATTACTTTATTATCTGCCATTTATTTTCTTTTTAATCTATCGTGCTCAGCTTTTAATCTTTTCTGAGATTGTTCGATACCTCTTGATTCTAAAAATAATATTACTTCGTGAATCCATTGTTTTTGGTGATCTTCTACTTCATATAATTTAAGTAAAAAATCATAGTTTGTATAATCTTTTCCTGTATAGCCTACGTCAGCAAAAACTCTATCTCCTAAAGAGTTGTATATGTTTAATGCTGTTACTACTGACTCTGGAAAATCTTCCCAATCTGAAGGACATTTTTCCCAGTCGGGTTCTTCACCCATTTGTTCCATCATTTCCAAGTATTGATCCTTGGTCATTCCAATGTCACTATTGTCCAGGTTTAATTTCAGTTTTTCCAGTATCTTTGTTTTGTTCTCTGCTACGAAAATTTTCTAGGTCAAAGACTACCTCATTGAGCCAGTTATCAAATTCTGAAGAATTTTCTACTAATTGTTGGGCATTTTCTTCAGTAAATTCCATTTCTGATTTAGGGTCTTGTCCTTTAAGATCAACAAGTAGTAAATCTTCAAGATATCCTAATTTTAATCCTTTCCAGCCTTTTACTGTTGATTTTGTAAATTCAACTACAAATTTTTCGTCATTGAGCTCATCTTCAAATTGACGAGTTTTTCTGTTAAATTTATTTATAGTACACTTTTTTCTTAAGTTTACTAATTCTTTTCTTGATAGATTTGCAAGTTCTACTTCAAATCCAAGTAATCCTGGGAATTCCACCCAAGTAGTTTTACTATCTACTAGTAATGATTTTAAATCCATGATGTTATATTCTCCTAATATGTTATAACGGTTGATAAATTTGCAGGATTGCCTATCAAACGATAGTCAAACGTCTGCGTAAATACTTCGCCTTGGCTCATTCTCTTTGTAAACATACAATTTGCTAAATTTGCATCTAAGAATGTGTTGCCATTAACGATTGTTTTAATACGAACAGTAGTGTCTGTATTAAAACTTTGCACTGTACTTGAATTGTTCTCTGTAATATATTGAGTTATATTACCTGAAACAACTCTTCTTTCGAGAGTAAACCCTGAAGGATACATTGCAGTTGAAGCATTTGTAACTGAAAGACTGCTTTGTAATGTTTCAAAAGGTGTCCAAGAAATATCATTTTGAACACTTAATGTAGCAGATATAATGTTTGAAACATCTGATCCACTAACTTCCACATCAATAAGCGATAAGGTGGGAGTTCTTGTCGAACTAGCACTCACCAGTGAACCTGGGAGTGAATATGGAGTTAAACCTTCTGAGGGGTCATATCCATGTCCTACTCTTTCTAACTTTTGTGCTTGTCCTGAAACAGCTAAAGTTAAATTTGAACCTTTCGCTAAATTGAAATCTCCGTTTGTTATTACACATTCATTCAATTTAAACGTGCTTTCTCCAGTTACAATAAAAAGATCAAAAGTTTTTATATTTGATCCTGTGCTATCATAATCTGTCAAAAGACTCTTTACAATTGTTTCATCTTTTTCTGTAGTTAATGAAACTGTAAACGAAAAGTTTGCAGGATTTGCTTTTGTTATACTTGTTCCCTGAAACATTTTTGTTTGATCGTGCAAAGTCTTTACTTCGTATGCATCTTCCGCAAATGTCTGTGAGAACGATACGTTAGGAGTCGTTTTTAATAAATAACGACTCCCTCCGTATACGAGGTGTACATTACTTTCTCGTAGAAAGTTGTACGCTGTCATTGTTATACAGTATAGTCTGCTGAATATCGACTGTCTGAGTGACTTGTTGAACCTACATAGGTAACAGTCATTTCGTCTCCTGTTAAGAGATCGGATCCATGAGCCGAGAACTCTACAGAAGTTGAAATTAGATCAGCGACTTCGATTGTTGGAATTTGTAAATGAGCTTTTGGCAAGGCAAAAGTTACTAAAGGAGTACTTGCACTAGCACCACCCATTAAAAGACTCATATTAAATTCGTTTGTTACTAGACTTGTAGCAGCTGTTAAATCACTTAATAGTTGATTTGAGCCGTTAGTCTTAGTGTCTAGGTACATGGTTAATGACCCAGAAATTTGTCTAGCCCCTGTAAAAGAACCAATTGGTTTATCCACAAGTCCAAGAGTTTCTGGAGTTACATAAGTAATATTATTAGCAATGGTAATTGAACCACCAGTAATATTAATATCATATATAGTTGTTGAATCACTTGCAGTTGGATCTAATATTCCATTTGAGTTCTTAGTGGCACTGAGTGACAATGTTGAGAGTTTGTTTCTCAAGTAGTCAGCATCGTCAGGACCTGAACAATCTGCATAGTTATACCCCTCTACATAAGTTACCGTAGTTACAGAAGTATCTGTTCCAGAAGGTTTTGCATGTAAAGATTTTGAAGGATCTTCAATCGCAGTAGTAACTTGGTCAATTGTTGTTGCGTTTCCAGACCATGTTAATTGGGCAATTCCATCAATAGAGAAGTCAATCTCACACTGATTTACTTGAGCCTCATTTAAGCGATATGTTGTATTTTCAAGAGCAAAATATATTGAAAGTTTCAATAATTCATGATGCTCTGATCTTGCAAATGTTACGTCTGCATTTGAAGCATCAACAGTAATTGCTGATTCAGAAGTACTAGAAAGCGCTCCTCCTGTAATGTCCTTACCTGCAATAGAAGCCCATAATATATTTTCAACCATATCATGAGTTCCTGGAGTTCTCCAGCTCTGAGAACCGTGTTTATACGGTCTTACATAAGTCCCGAAAGACCATTCTGCTGGTGGTAAAGAGTCATTAAATCTTTTTGAACCACGATTGGGTGCCTCACCTGCTTCGTTAATAGTAACATCAGTTGCTTCACTTCCTTGTGAAAAGCTATATCCATCTAACACACCTAATCTAAAAGTATTAGCATTTGTGCCGTTTCCTTTAAATAGTCCTAGACCTGCTCTTGAGTTATCTGTAGTTGTTGTGCCTGTTACACCATTTACAACTGCAGCAAAACCTGTTCCAGAGCCGGTGGTTGCTGATTGATCAACAGTGTCGTCATCTGCATATCCAGTTCCTCGAAAGTTATTTGGAATATATACTTCAGTTACAGCTCCGCCAGATACAGCGGCAACAATACATTTTGCTCCACTTCCTGAACCGTCAGTTGTACCCAAAGTAATAATATCTCCGACCGCGTGTCCACTACCTCCAGTGAATCCATCTAAAGTTACGATAGATCCTCCGCTGATGTGTACTCCGTTTACAGAGCTGACAAATACTTTCGTATTTCTCGATAAATTTAAAGCCATTTTGCTTTCTCCGTTTACTTTGGAAAGGGTTTGGCTACATTTTTATGTGCCTTACCTGTTTCCTAATATCGTACACGTACTGTCATTTCTCCAATACCTAAAGGAGCAATAACTCCTTCATCTGTACTTATACTTCCTATGGTTAAAGAAGTTGTACTTTGTACTGGCGATACAGTATCGTCATACACTAAATTATCATTATTATCAATGATTCTTTCAATATCTTCTAATAATAATGCTAAAGTTTCTTGAGCATCATTTTCATCATTAATGTATGCTCTAATTGTTATATCTAACAATCTCCATTTGAATTCTCCAGGTTGGTATTCTCTGAATTCATCTCCTGCTA